ATAAAGCCCATTTCATCCACTAACACACCTTTAAATGCTTCATAAGCCATTCTTGCTTGAGGCTCTGTATCTGTTCCCCATTGCATAGCATCATTCTGGTAGAACTCCTGCTGCTTGCCTGTTAGTCTTTCCAAAACTAGGTCTGTCAAATAATCTGACCTAGTGGCACTATCTTTCTTTGCCAAGACTGCCGATACTTTACTAGCAGTTACTTTGCCTAGTCTGGCTGCAAACCATTCTTCTGTTCTTTGTTCCATCATCTACCCCCTAACCAAAGGATTACCCCTACACAGGCTAACCCTGCTAAAAAACCTAATAAAAGGACAAGAATTATAGTAATCATTTTACTTCAGACATCTCTTTAAGAACAAGAGAAAGTTCATCTGCATAAATGCTACAGTTCTTAGATGTTTGGATTGCGGTAGTCCAGTCACCGGATATACAGTAGTGGTGCAACATCTTTACTTCTGCCATTAGGTCAATCCAAATATCTGAGTAGTCTTTTTGGTCATCCATCTTCATCTTGTTTCATTCCTATATGCTAAGTGTTTAAAAAGCTGCCATTTTTCTTGAAAATTCTTATCTTCGCTAGGTGGTGTCCACCCTAGTTTTTTTAAAGTTTCAGCAACATTTGTTTTTGCTGCTGGGACATATGCTTTGTCAATATCGTCTAAGTGGCTCATGCTAATTGTGCCTTTCTATCTTCTTTTGCTTTGTTAATCCTGAGTAGAGCTGTTTTGTCTTTACTTGCTACCTTGTAGCCATGAGCAAAGTTCTTCTTTAACTCATCCATGTCTTTTGACAAGACAATCATTTCTTCTAGCTCTGTAACATCTACCGGCTCTGCATCTTCCTGTGGCAAGTCCTCACCAGCATAAATATACAAGCCAATACCATGTAAGGCAATAGCTTTGGCTAGGCATCTCTGCATAGCTGTATTAACTGCAAAAGCATCTGGGTTAGGTATGGCTTTATTGCGGTAGTCCATTACCGGTAGCTGTGCAGTCATAGACTTACCAAAAGCATTGACTGTGCAAAATACCATCACAGTCTCACCAAACAATACTGGCTGACCATAATTCCAAGTAGCCATAGGGTCTTGTTGTAGCAACTGGTCACAAGCCCAAGCCCATGACAAATAACTAAGACCATTCTTTTTCTCAATCTTGCTTGAGACATCTATCATTCTTAATTCTGCATATTTACTCATTTATTTCTCCTTAAAAACTTAATTAAAAAACTGCGCCAAATAAAATATAAAGCCAAAGACTTACTGCAACCTGAATATCTCAACCTGCGGTATTTGTCTATCATCTCTCATCCCATTTAGAGCGATTGTCAATCTCATAGTTAGCCCTGTCATTAGCATAGCTTTCCATGACTTCTACTGTGTGATTCCAGACCCATCTGCCTAGAGTCTCAAAGTCTCTATTCTCTAGTAGCTCTTGGAGTCGCTCACCCTGTTCTTTGTTGGTTTGTTCCATAGCCTCTAGGAAGTTATTAACCTTGTTAGGGTTATATTCATCAGCCATAAATTCATCAACTAGTTCTTCAAAAGTCATCATCTTCTCCTTAAATAAACAAAGCAAACATTGAACCGATAACTGCACCTAAAATTGCTGCACCTAAAATATCTAACTTAGTAACTTTCATATAAACTCCTTAAACAAAATAAACTTTTATTGATTTGTCATGTGGGCAAACTTTTCTTTGACCTGTTGGTTTAAACCAAACAATCTTATTTCCATTAGAGTTTGCAAACTCTATTGCTTCTTCTTTGGTAGCAAAAGCATCAGCTTTACCAAATACAATAAAGTCGCTAGTAACTAGATATGGTGTTTTTGATAATTTCATTTGATTCTCCTAAACAGTTAAACAAAAAAACTTGCTACATGGATAATTTAGTTTTTATAACTTACAGAGTACTTACAATAATGCTTACAATGCAAAATAATTAGTAAGGAAAACCCTAAGTTGCGGAAAAACAACAATGCGAGCTAAGAGAGTAGATATTAACCAAAAAGCCATAGTTGAACACTTAAGAGCTATGGGGATGTCTGTATTCCACCTGCACGAAGTCGGCAAAGGCTGTCCAGACCTGTTGGCTGGCATGAATGGTCAGACCTACCTTATCGAAGTCAAGCGAGATGACAAGGCATCATTTACTCCTGCGCAGCTAGAGTTTCAAAGGACTTGGCAGGGGTCACCAGTTGTAAGAATAAATAATCCACAAGAAGCTATTGATTTTGTAAAAAATATGGTTTAATCTCTATCGGAAGGCTAGGGTCATTCCCGAAAAGTCGATTAGTCACCGACCTGCCAACCTTCTTTTAATGACTGCCTTTGACAAAGGAAAAATATGCACTACTACTACCACCATATTGGTGACTTTATTAAAGACACTTCATTTTTAACCAATGAAGAACTTGGAATATATATGAAGCTGATATGGCTTTATTATGATTCTGAGTCCCCACTAGAAAACAACCCATCAACTCTTGCTATAAAAATAGGAGCAAGAGATAAGGTCAATCAAGTTGAGGGAATACTAAATTTATTCTTTAAACTAGAAAACAATAAATGGCATCAATCTAGATGCAATAGAGAGCTAGAAAATTACAAAAAATTATCTGAATCTGGTAAAAAAGGAGCAGAAAAAAGATGGGCTAACCATAGGGAATCTATAGCCACCCCATTGCCACCCCATAGCCACCCTAATGCTACCCTTATAGCAACCAATAACCAAGAACCAATAACCAAGAACCATATAAAAGATATAGCTCCTGTCGGAGTATCTGAATCTATTTTTAAAGATTATTTAGAAGTAAGAAAAGCAAAGAAAGCTAAATGGACTCAGACTGCTTTAAAGGGCTTACAAAGAGAAGCCGATAAAGCCAAGATGTCTTTGCAAGATGTTTTACAACTTTGCTGTGAAAGAAACTGGGTAGGATTTAAAGCTGAGTGGGCTAACAGTCAGGATTCTGTAAGTAAACAAGGAGATGATAAGTCTTGGATGTTTAGCAATCAAGGTATTGAAGCTAAAGCCAAGGAGCTGGGTGTTAATGATTACGGTATTCAAAACCACCAGCAGCTAAAAGATAAAGTTTTGCATGTAATGGCTAAGAAAGCATTGCAATGAAGGTTTTAGATTTGTTTTCTGGTATTGGTGGATTTAGCCTAGGGCTTGAAAGAGCTGGCTTTGAAACTGTAGCTTTTGTAGAAAATAATGTAGCTTGCTATAGAGTCTTAAAAAAGCATTGGTCTGAAGTTCCAATTTATGAAGATGTTAAGAATGTCAGATTTGAAGAAGGATTTGCTGACCTAATTTGTGGCGGTTTCCCATGTCAGGATATATCTTTAGCTGGTAAAGGAGAAGGTTTAGATGGAGAAAGAAGCGGATTGTGGTTTGAGTTCCACAGACTTATCAAAGAAATTAAGCCAAAATATGTCATTGCAGAAAATGTCTCAGCATTGCGAACTAGAGGATTGGACAAAGTTCTCAGTTCACTTATGGAAATCGGGTATGCTGCGGAATGGCATTGCATACCAGCTTCAACCATTGGTGCGCCACACAAAAGAGACAGGATTTGGATTATTGGCTACTCCAACAACATCACAGGCATACAAGAAGATTCGCCCATTATGTCCAGCAGAAGCATCAGGGAAGCATGGGAAGGCAATAGTTGGGGACATTGGAGACAAGTATCCAGAGACAATAGGGTCGTACCTGAATCCATCAGTATTGGAGTGGGCTATGGGCTTCCCTATAGGATGGACAGAATGAAGCAATTAGGTAATGCTGTAGTTCCACAAATACCAGAAATGATAGGTAAGGCATTAATTGAATTTGACAGAAGAACACAGGAAACAATGCGAGGCTAGATTTGCTCTAAGTATGCCTTTACAGGCCAGAAGATTGTATCTGGCTAATGTTGAAAGCAAGAGAGGAAAACCAGCTAGACTTAAACTTGAATCGGAGATGATTACACAATGGAAAAAGAACAAATCAACCAAAGCATGACAACTATAGACCCTAACAAGGCTGTAAGTTTTATCATTGAAAATGCACCAAAGTATGCCGAGGCTAAAAGCCAAAGGGTTTATCTAGAGAACTATCTCAAAGTAAAAAAAGCTGACTTAGTTATGAGATGCAATGAAAGCACCATTACCAGAGCAGAGCATTATGCCTTGGCGCATCCGGATTATTTGGTTATTGTTGAGGGTATCAAGGTAGCTATGCTAGAGGAAGAAAAGCTCAAATACTTCCTAGAGGCTGCCAAACTAAGGGCTGAGATATGGCGCACTACAGAGGCATCTAACCGGTCACAGGACAGAGCTGCAAGATAATGATGCGCAATCCAGATGCAAAGCATTTAGACTTCTCAGGGTTATCTGGTGTTATTCCTGATAATCCTAAGTGGCTACCATCTAATATTGATATGCTGATGGAGCGCAAAGGACAGTTTTTGCTTTGTGAGTGGAAAAGACCTAACGAAGAATTTGGTGGTGGGCAAAAGCTACTTTTAAAGGCTCTGGCTAAACAACCTAACTTTACTGTCTTAATCGTGCAAGGTCACACAGACGAAGAAATGGTAGTAGATAAGTTTTGGCAGGTAGAATTTGACCTGTTAAGGCATAGAGGAGATTCTTTGCTTGAGCTAAGATTATTTATTAAGAGGTGGTATGAACAAACTGAAAGCGATAAATAGTCCTTCTAAACCAATAGACAGTTACATTGTATGACAACTAAGGCACAAAAAGAACACTATGACAAAGTTGCTAGACTCTCCTGCATTTTATGTAGACATCTCGAACTTGGAGAAAGTCCTTGTGAAATCCATCATATTAGACGAGCAGGGAAGCGAGACACAGCACCTGTCATTGGACTGTGCAGAGAGCATCACCGAGGAGATACAGGAGTTCATGGACTTGGTAGAAAAGCATTTGAAAGAAAGTATCAAGTGACAGAGGAGCAACTCTTGGAATATACTTTGGAACTATTATGAAAGCTATAGTTATCGCAACCAAGACAGGCAG